TTAGATACAATTTATTTAAATATATCTGAATTTAAACCAAATACAAATTATGATAATATTATTGAAACTTTGAAAAATTATATGAATATTATTTATAATTACTATGATAAAATTCAAATTTCTCAATTGGAAAATAATATTAATATTAATTATCATTTCATTGATGTTATGACAATTGCTATTATTATTTTATATTCATATATTTTTTTTAATAATAATAAAAGTAAAATAATAAAAAATAAGAAAGATACGACATTTACATTTATTATGCATAAAATCCTTATAAAATATTATGCTGCTATTAGTTCACCTATAACTATAAAAACACTTTATAAATTTAAAAATATTATTTATAATAATAAACCTAATCAAAAATCATATATTATCGATTTTATTAATAAAATAAGCAAATTTAATAAAATTAAACCATCGGATAAAAGATATTTTACAATACCACAATATACTGGTATATGTTGGCTTATTTCTTTTATTGTTGGCATTTGCTATAGTGATAAAAATAAAGCATTATTAATTAAAAAATTTAATTTCAATAAAAATAATTATAAAAAAGATGAACCAATAGCCAACATATCAGCTAAGCAAATATTTACAACATTAATTTATCGCATTATTAAAGAAATTACAGAAGTTCGTAAAAGATATGATGAAATTGATGAAAAAACTACAAATGAACTTAATATATATTTAAAGGAAACTCCAATAAAATTTTTGATAAAACTAATAAATGAATATTATTATAATCCAAATAAAGATGATTATTCAAAAGAATATATTTTTATTAAAGATTATATAAATGTAATGCAATATTTATTAACAAAAAAATATTTTATTAAAAAAATAAAAATTATTAATCAAAAATTTAAAGAAAAAGGAAGTGATAAGAATGATATTATCAATGATATTATCAAGTTAAAAGAAATATATCCATATGATTATTATTATTTTAATGATTTATTTAATAATTATATAAAATTATATAATTTTTATGTGAAAAATGATAAAACTAAAATAAATTTATTTGATAAAGAAATACCAATATCTATTGATAAATTCAAAAAAATAACTGGTGTTAATTATAAACCATTAACTATTGATAATTTTTTAAAATTAGGTAATGTTGGTTTGCATAGATATAATAATTTATTTTTAAAGGTATTATATAAATTTTTGAATATTGATAGTTTATATTTAATCAAAACTTATAATAAATTTTATACTTATGAAAATAATGATACCATTCCAGATATTATTTTAATTGATATTGATAATGATTATTATATTATAGATAATATAAAAGTAGCTATAAAAGAAATTGTTGATAAAATAACATATGAATCAACTGATATTATATCTTATAAAGGTCAAAAATATGCAATTGATTATATTTTAAATTTCTCTGATGTTGATAATTCTTGGAAAAAAGCAGGTCATGTAAATGTAGTTTTAAATTATAATAATGAAGAATATTTTTATGATTCAAGTTATTCTATAAAAAAATATATCCACAAAAATAAAACTCTCAGATATTCTTGTCCTTTACTAAAAAAAGAATGGAAAAAAGATTTTGCATCTAAAAAAAGTAAATTTTGTATTAAAAAATGTTTTCATACTAATTTAAATGATAAATCCAAATTATTTAATGATTTCAAAAATGCTGCAAATGAAAATATATGTTATTCTTCAAATAATAAAAATATTTGTTGCTATGTTAAAGTTATTTAAAGGTTTCTTATAAATGTCTTTAAATCGTTTTAGATGATTTTATAAGAACTTTTAATTATTTAGATTTAAGTATCAATAAAAATATTTATAAAAATATAAAAAATGAAATTAAAAATATTATTAAAAGCACTTTATTAATTTAAATCAATTTAAAGAATTCTTATTAATCTCTTTAAATCCTTTTATATTTATAGAAGAAAAAACAAAAAGACTTTTATATCTTTTTGCTTTTTATATGTTCTTCTTCCTCTAACAACTAATAACTATCATCAATTAAGTGAATTATTATTGCTGCTAATAGTACGAGAACTGCACATGTGCACGTATTAATATATACCATCGTGCATGAATATGTCCATAAAAGCTTTCGAATTATTTCGTCTCCAATTGACACATTAACACCATTGATATATGTATAAATAGTGCAAATAATCAGGAATATCGAAAAATCTCGAATGAAACTACACATTTCAGTTTGCGACACTATCAAATAATCTTTTGTTTGAAAGGGTAAAAATAATCATAAAATTATAATATCATTTTTTATAGAAATACTTTAATTTTAATACAAATCTAAATTGATTTAAATATATCTTATGAATGTCTTTAAATGACATATTAAGCTTTTTATGATATCTTCTAAATAATAACAGAATTTGCATGTATTAAATTAAATATTGAAAAATTTAATTTAATACAACTTTCATTACCATCAATCAAGAATCAAAATCTTAATAATATTTTTAAAATTACTATTAAGATTTTGTAGTAAGTTGTCTTTCTGTACGTGCTTTAATTAATCCAGGTGGAATTTCTCTTTTAGTTGGTAAAATTCTTAAAGATTGACTTCTAGTTACTATAGGTTTTTGCTTTCCTATTGCAACTTCATTTACTTTATTATATTTTTCTATAAGTGTAGCTTTCATAGCGGAATCAGCGATTATTGCATCTACATCTACGTCTTTCATATTTTCCGATGTATCAATAATTAAATTTGTATAATTATTGCAATCATCATTTATTTTAAAAGTATAGTCTTGTCTCATCTTTATTATATTACTGATACTTTTAGTTTCTTCATCTAATGTACCATCAATTTTTCTAGATAAAACAACTTCATATTCTCTTTCTTTAGCTATTATATCTTTAAGTTCGCTGTTTTCTAATAAAGCTTTTATTTTATTTTGTATGCGTTCTTGAAAAGAACTTGCATTTAAATTTTCATTTAAATATATATTTAAATACATTACATCTGAAAATACAAATATTATATTATTATGTAATTTATCGTTGAAAAAAGAATTTTCTAATAATAATTCAATATTAATATCAACTTTATTTATATAGGCAAGTAAGTTTGCTTCATAACCACTTGTAGCGCAAGTACCTCCTCTTTTACCTTTTTTGTCACCTCCTTCTCTTTTTCTATCTCTTCCTTCTTGTTCTTTAAGTGAAGAAATTACAGTAAATTCATCAAGTTTAACACGTAAATCTTCTACACTTTTACTTAAATCAACATTTATTATATCAACTTTTGATATATCTATAATGTTCGAAGATATATCAAATAATGGTTTAATCCAAATACCATCACATTTTTCCGGTATTTTATCTTGATATGTTGAGCGAGGATTTAATCTTTTATATAATTTATTTATATTATCTAAATTTTGAAATACACGGTCATGAATTATTGTTTTTAAGGTATTAAAATTTGTTATAATTTCAATTATGATTTGAATATTCTCTCCAAAACTTATTTTATACTCTTCTAACATTTTTTTTAATCTATCTATCTCATCAGTTATTGTCTCATAATAATTAAGGCTGTTTAAATTGTCTATATAAGTATTTCTTTCAAATATAGCTTCTTCTATCTTTACTACTGTGTTGCGGTAATATTTCATTGCATCTGCTAATAATAATTTTAAAACTGATAATAATTGTACTCCCAATTTGAGACAATCAGTAAATTGTTGTTTATCTTTAATAGTTACATCTTCATCACCTGGTTTATTTAATAAATATAGTAATATTAAATAATAATTAATATTATAATTAATAATATTTTTTTGCTCTGTTAAAGTAAATTTAAAAAAATTTGAATTTTCATTTTCATTACTCTTTATATCTTGATTATAATTTAAAATATTAAAAAAATCATTATAAATTCCAACTATTTTTTGATTTGCTAATAATGTTAAACATTCTATATATGTCCAACCTCCAAATGGTGCAATAATTATTGCACCATCTGTTAATTGTGATAATGCGATTGAATCTTCTCCCCAATGTTCACCATATATCAATTTAGCATCAGAATATTCATGAGCATCATGCAGACCCTCTGCACACATAATTGTTAAAATAGGTCTATTATATCTTTTAGAAATTTCATAACCTGACCGTGTTACGCCATATTTATTATCTTTAAAACCTTTATAACCTCCTGATATAAATGCATATGATGGACTTGCAAATAATAAATTGGACATTATATAATCAGTTACTACTGCTGTTCTTACTTGAATAATTGGGTCTGCAAATCTTGCTTTACCTAAAATACTTATATATTTTAATTGATATTCTATTAATTTTTTGTCATTAAATGTATAACATTTTCTATAAAAATTATAAAATTTAATATATTTTTTTAAAAAATCTTTTAATTCTGCATCATAATTTTCATTAATATATTGATTATTTAAAGACGTATTAAAATTATTAAAATTAGTTAAATCTTCTAATTCATTCGTTTTTGATTTATTAGGAAATAAATGAGTTGTATATCTTAAAGTTAATTCATGTGTATCTCTTATAATTAATTTTAAAGAATAAACTATATCATTATTTTCATCATCCGTAATTGCAATATCGTTTTCAAATATCATTATTTGAATTATTGTTGGATCTATTGTAATAAAATGTCGCTCATTTTCAAAATCAAATAATTTATAGTTAAAAAATAAATTATATATCTCAGATTGAAAATTTATACCATCTTTTTTGTAATTATTAACTATTTCAGTTATATCATCAAAAATAGTTTTTCCGTCATGTATTTTTTCGCTTATTTTAGCTAAAAAAATTCGAATCTTTAATGTTTCACTATTAGCTCCTAATTTAGTTATTATTTTATTAAATAAATCTGATAGATTAGATGCATCTGTATTTAACGGTGTATTAATAAATTTAGGAATTAAAGTTCCTCCTTTTTTTAATAGTTTTTTTGATGATTTGTTTTTTATTGGCATATTCTATATTTAATAAATATTATATTAAAAAATAATTTTTTATTAATGTCCTTAAATTAAAAATAATATCAGATGATACTATACAAGAACAACTTTAATTACTAGAATTAGATAAAAAATGAAGCTATATAATAGATATATATAATAATGTCTTCTCCAAGTGATAGACGTGTAAAACAATTATCATCATTGCAACCATATATGACAAAAAAAATAAATAAATCAGAGTTTAATGAAAAATTTTATATTTCAATAATACCAATGGAAACAGTATTATATCAAGGAACTGATTTTGATTTTAACAAATTAAAAACAAATTTTAAATCAAAAGCATTATCTCATAGTTCAGAGTTATCAGAAATAAAGGAAATAAAAATAAATGATGAAATAGTTAAAAAAGAATATTATAAATATTATGATTCAAGACATAAAGGAAGTTATTTTTTATCATCTCGAAAAACGGCTGATATATATGGATTAGATAAAGATTATACAACAATTATTTATTCGTCATTACCTAATTTAAGTGATATTTATAATCCTACAAATCAAGTTAAATATATATATCCATTATATTATATTCCAAAAATAGGTTTTACAATTGAATATGAAACAAATAAAAATTTATATTTATTGGATATTGGCAATTTAGATAATATTCAAATGTTATTTAATCTTATTGATAAATTAAAAATATCATATAAATTAAAAGATGATTTTAAATATTATTTACATATAACATGTTCATATGACTACGATGATAATTATGATTTCGATAATCCTCCTAAAAAAATAAATAGGCATTCTGATAAAGACGGAGATGATATATTAGTTGAATTATTTAAAGCAGTTAATAAATATTTTAGTGATAATAGAATAGCACCAATTGATGGATGGATACATTATAAGACATCTAAATTTCATGATGAAATATTAATAATATCAAATAATTCATTAACATTTAAAAAAATATTTACTCGTAAAATACCTATCGATAATCATGGAATACCAACTTATGATAAATACATGCAACAATACAAAAATAAGAAAACAAAATATGATGTAAAAAGCAAAAAGAATAATATTTTACATAATTATGTTATCCCTAATACCTGAAAAATGATTTAAAGACATTTGCAAGAAACCCTTAAATCATTTTTCAGGTATTAGGAGAAGATTATTGCGAGATAAATTTAATTCGTTTCCATCGATACAAATTATTTTTTCATTATTATTCGGTTTTATATTATTATAAAAATAATATACATCATTTAACATCGAATTATAATATTGTTCTTTTAATTCACATGGAATATATTTAAAAGCTTTCATATTTATTTTAACTGAATATGACATATAATAAAAATTAGATATAATATTTATATAATTATTTAAAACTTTTATAAATAAATGGCTAATATTGATTTATTTTTAACATCTTATTTAATGTTAGTTATTCATTCATTTGCAATCTTCATATTTCAACCTCCTTTTATAATATTTATTACATATATAATTGGTCCTATTGTTAGTGTTTGGAATCATGGAACAACGTCAATTATTGCAAAATTTATTGATAGGTCAGTAATGGTTTTTGGATATTTAATAGATTTGACATATATTTATAAAATTAAAAATATATATGTATTAATTTTAATTCATTTAGCAATTATCTGTTATTTCATATCTAAGTTAACTAATATAATATCATTTCATTTATTATCTCATATTATTATAATTATCACACATATTATAATATTATATAACTATTATAATAAATATTTCTATAATAAATCAACAGCTCATAATGTTCGATAATTATCTATCTTATCATTTATAATATTTAATCTTTTATAATTATTTTTAAGCAATTGTTCATATTTATCTGATTTATTATTATAATATTTCTTATAAATAATATTATAAATATTATCATTAATATTATTTTCAATATCTTTTTTATCATTCATTAGTTCGGATAATACTAATCCCGATGACATTATTTTTATATTTAAAGATAATTTTGAAATCTCCTTAAATAAAAAAATGACATTAAAATAAAAAATAATATCAAATAAAATGACTAATATTATCTATTTTAATGAAAATGATTTCATCAATAATATTATGAATGAATATGATGGACGTAATTATATTATTGATTATTTTGATTATTGTACATCTTTATTTAATAAACATTTTAATATTTTAATTAATAATATTGATAATATCCATAATATCAATAATATTATTCTAAATTATTATACACAAAAACAAATTGATAATTCAAAAAAAATTTATAATAATAATGATTATATCAAAAAATTATTAGAACCTAAATTATTTTCTAAATTTCTTGATGCAATTGATGAAGAAACATTACTTTATTTTAGTGATGCCGAAACTGAAATTTATTATTCAGATGAAGAAATCAATTATTATGATGATAATTTTGATGATTAAAAATATTTTTTTGTCTTATTTTTACTAATTTTGAAATAAAAATGATAATAATCTTTTACTTTTACTATTATGCTATTTGATATGACATCTCTTAATCTAAATAAAGAGAAGTTTGTTGCCGATTGCATCGCCGAATATAAAGCTGCTGATGAATATGATATTACCATTGTTTTCGATGAATACTTTGATAAAATCATTGATGTCCCCGAAGTAGCAGGAAGTCTTTCACCAACTGAATTATCAGACCTTCATAATGAACTGTATTTGATGGTTGAAAAAGAGCTGGTGGTTGATTATGAAAGCGAAGCGGAAACCGATGATGAGAACTCTTGAATTTATCATCATTATAAAAAGCAAAATTAATTTTTTGTTTTTTGTTTTTAATATAAAATTTGTATTGATTTATAAGAAACTATATATAAAAATGAAATAAAAGTATTTATATTTATCTATGTTTTCTCAAGAAGTTTTCATTTTGAATTGTGTTTATACTCTTCGCACTAAAAATTATATAAATTATGAAGATATCATCAATGATATCCGATTGTTTGTTGATAAAAATCTATCAAACGATTTGAAATCTTCATTGTTTATGCAAAAGCTATGTGGCAAAATATTATATGAATATCTTGAATCAAATAACTACTTCTTTGATGAGGAAGTTGAAGAGGAAGATGATATTTTATATAGAGCTGCTGATATTTGGCTTGCGGCGGATACTAAACCAATGCTTATAGGCTAGATATCATCAGTTGATTTTATATAGAACAAAAAACATTTATTTTTGTTCTTTTCCTTTTATCATAATAATCATAATAATAATAAGAAAAGAACAAAAATTTGCATTTTTGCTCTTATAAAGTCTCGAAAATCAGTTCATGTAAGAAGGGTGGTCCATCTGGTAATAACTTTCCATTTCTTCGCCGTCAATTGCTTTATTGACTTTGAAGTAAAGAATGTCATATAACGTTCCATGTGTTGCCTTTCCCTCATTGCGATAACTTTCTAAAAGAGACGCTTCTTTCTCCAAATCATGTCCAATCTCTAGCATATAATGGTCAAGAATTATTCTGTCAATTCTGGATGAATAGTCATAGTAAATCTTCTCAAGAGCTGCCGAAATATATTTTGCTTCGTCAAAAGTGTTGGATGCCATCATTGTATATGTCATAATTATTTTTATAAAATCATAGTTTCATTTTTTCTATAAATTCTTAATTATTAATACAAATATTTTAAAATAAAAAATAAGAATTAAATGACCAAAACCAGCAATCAAAGTTATCTTTAATTTCTGGAAACATTTGTCGAAGATACATCCTCAATATATTGTTAAATTTGCGCAACCAATGCATTAAGTTTGCATCATCAAAGTAGGCAAAGAAACGTTATATAATGAACTTCTCTTCTAAAAAACATTTTACTTAGTCAAAAGTAATTTTAAAAGTAATGTTTCATTTTTTCTATAAAATTAAAAAAAATAATACAAATTTACATTTATATTTAACAAGAACAAAAATTATTAGTTTTTGCCCTTATAGAAAATAAACATTCATTCCTCCTCATCAGTATCTTCCTCACTATCATAACAATCGTCCAATTCATATTCAAATTTGTTAAGTAAATATGAATATAATGATTCGTCGTAAATGTGTGCGTCAGGTCCTGAGTTATTTCGAAGTGTTTGTAAAATTGATTTCTCCTTTTCAGTATTGAATCCAATTTCATTTATGTAATTTTCCGTAAAAATCGTGGTGGTATTGAGCGAATAGTCCTCGCGGCAAATTCTCAAGATAGTAGAGATAAATGTCGCTTCGTCAAAAGTGGATGCCATCGTTGAATATGTCATAATAAATAATTACTATTTACTTATCATTTTTTATGTATTTACTTAAATATTAATACATTTTTAATTAATAATCATCTTTATTTAAATATTATATTTCAATATCTGTATCTGCATCACTTAAATATGCATTTTCTCTTTCAATATCCACTTTACATTGTAATATATCAAATAAAGATGGAATATGATTAATAAATATAATATCTTCATTAAAAGACATTTGTATCATAACACGGTCATTAAAATCTATATCTATTATGAAAGTTTTTTCATATTTAGAATAAATCTCTTTTTCCTTTTTAGAACCAAATATAATTTCATTTGAATATTTATCATATAATGCTTTCTCATAATCATTACCATTAACATTATCATCATAAACAATTGATTTAATAAATTCATTTTCATCAAACAAAGAAACCATCTTCATCTTATTATTTTATTTATTTCAAAATCATTTTTTATAAAAAATGATGATTAATATCATTATTATCATTATCATGGTTTCTTCATTTGATGAGAATGAATTGATTGAATTATTATTATATGAATTCAAAACAAATAATGAAAATTATGAAAAAATATTAGAAACTGAAATAAATATAATTGTATCATCAAATAATACTATTGGTGAAAATCAAGAGATAATCATTCATTATGCAGGAGACGTTTATGATGCTATTAAATTATTTAATCAAAATATAAAAAATATTAATTTTAATGATTATAATAATAAAGAACTTTTCTATAAAGATTTAGCATATGCATCATTATATTCATTTCTATCATCTACCATTAATGATTTAATAATGATTTAAGGACAATATCAAACTTTCTTTAAATATCTTTTTAATATTTAATAATATCATTTAAAGAATGTCAACAATAATTTTTGATGAATTAAAATTTATTAATAATTTTGTTAAAGAATATAATAGTTATGATGGAATAATATATTTTAATTTATTTCTTGAAGATTTTATTGAAATTTATACAGATGATAATACTATTCACCAAAATATGAATATTATTAATCATTATACAAATAATTCGATAGAAAATGCTATTGAATTATTTAAATATTATTATAATTCTAAATTTGATTTTATTGGGTCTAAATTAAATTATGCAGAATTGGCATCAATTGTTCTATATCATAATTTTTTTGATAAATTATTAACTATTATTATTGATAATTATAATAGTTCTGATGATACTGATTTAGATGATTAATATAAAAATGACAAAAAATTAATTTTGTCATATAATTTAATCATTCTCAATCCTTTAAAATAAGGGTGTCAATGATTTCATCCAAACAATCCATGCAATCTTTAACAACATGTTCAGAGAATGTGCCATCTCCAAATAAATGTTCATAGTAAACGCATTTATATTCAATATCGAACTTATCATACAATTCAGAAGAAATATTCGCCTTAATGTCATCTTTCAAAGAACACAATCTACGATAAAATACCGTTAAACATTCATCTTCTTCAAAATTAACACGAAGTTCTTTAATTGCCTCAATAAGTTCTTTACTCGTTTTAAGAATGGTATCTTCCATTAGATGGTATAAATATTAATATCAAAAATTAATATCATTTTTTATATTATATTACTATTATATTTGAACAATTATATTTATTATTCTTTCTAAAATTACAATACAATCATTAACAACAATATCAGCATCTTCTTCATCACCGCCATAAATAATCTCATAATAAATACATCGATGTTCTATTTTATATTCTCTATATAAATTTTCAGAAATATATAAATGTATATCATCATCAATTTGACATAATTGATTATAAAATGTTTCTATATCTCTATTATTATAGTAATTTGAAATTATGAAATTAATATTATTAATGACGCATTGCTTTTTATCATCCATAATAAAAAAATATATAATAATTTATCAGTTTTTTATAAATCCAAAAAAATAATTTTTTCAGATATATATCAAAGAAGTTAGAAGTTATCTTTTATTATGTTCTTCCTCATAATCATTAATACTTCTTTTTCGTTTCCTTGTGTCTCCTTCTGTCTTTTGCGAAATGTTGAATAATATTTCGTCAAAATCATATATTTCATCCATATATATATATTTTGGCATTGATATTTGACTAATATCAATGTAATGATTGAATGGAATTCCGTTCATTATTATAATTATAACAAAAAAATATAAAGTTTCAGTTTTATTTATTTTTGCTTTATAAATATAACAAATGTTTATTTTATATATTTGATAACTTTGCGAAGTGCAATGCAACATTTATTTTTGCTTATGATATCTAGTTCTCCATCACCATACATATATACATCCAATATATTATATAATTCAGTAATATAATTTTGATATATAACATCATTTGTATATAATCTAATCTTATCATTATGAATTCTTAAAACTCTATAGAAAGAAATTAAGTCATATTTTTCATTTAAATTATAAATATTCAATAAATTATTTTTTAATGCTTGCTTAGAAATAGTCAAAGACATTATTTATATATCTAATTATTTATAAGTTAAATTATCATTTTTTTATTTATTTTTTATTTATTATATAATGAATTATACTTCCATAAATGAAGCATACGAATTAAATGAAAATGTAGATACTGATTATAATATTATTGATGATGATTTAAATATTTATAATACTATTGATGCTAATAATACTAATAATAATGATATAAAGGATTGGAATAATACAATAGATGCAAAAAAATTATTAAAAGATTATAAAAATCTTAATAAATTATTAAATGAAAATAAATTATTAAGTATTAATTTAGATAAACAGAAAGAAGACATAATTAATTATAAATGTAATATTTATAATAAACATCAGAATGCAATGATACAATTGTGCAGAGAAACATCCGAAAATATAGAAACTAATGAAATGTCAGAACATATAATAAAATATATTGAATTATTTAAAATATATGCGGATAAATGGATAAAAGATTATTATACAATTAAAAAAAATAAATTAATTGAAGATATTGAAAAACAAGAAATAAAATTACTTGCTTATAGAAATCTTTTTATTAATACCACTAAAGAAATTATACCATTAGAAAAAACAAGTAAAAATATTTGTCCGATTTGTTTCGAGAATGAAATTAATATGTGTGCAATTCCATGCGGTCATACATGTTGTAATGAATGTTTAATGCAAAGTCTGAAATATCATAATTCACGTTTAACTAAATGCTTAAGTTGTAGAAATACTTTAAAAGAATATATAAAACTATTTATTCAATTATAATAGAAATATGGATATAAAAGAAATCAAAGAAATTATTAAAGAATTAAATAATATTTGTGAAGATATAGATGAATTACATTATTTGATAATATGTAATAAATTATTTAAATTAAATTCTAATATTAAATCACGCATAAATCACGATTTATATGTAAATTATAATAAAGAAATAGAAAATTTATTTTTTGAATCTTTCATTAATGAAAATTCCAATCAACAATTAAATATTATAATGAATGATATTATTTATTATATTAGTATTATTATTACTATGCTAAATAAAATTATTCTAAATTATCCGTAATATCATATCATTATAAACAGTATCATATGCATTTGATGTCATATTTTTATCATATTTTGCATTTGTAATATCAGTCTTAAATACATTTTCTACATTAGTATTTCTTCTCAATATTAAATTATATAATACTAATACTATAAAAATATAAATAATATATAAATAAACGGTTACATAAACATCAAAATAACTAACATTCATATCATGTCTCATTGAATATATTGGCATTACTTTAAATATTATTAAAACAAATAAATATTTAATTAAATCATCTCTAGTTAATCCATGCATTAATAAATATATAAATAATATTGAATTTTGAATTAATGATAATACTAATGCAAAAAATGGATTAGGAGAATGAATTACACGAAAAATATATAATAAATACCAGAAATAAATAATAAAATTAAATGCTAACTCATTTATTATTAATATACCAATTTTTGATAATGTAAAATTTTTAAGGTTTAATATTTCCTTATCTTTAAAATTAATTGATAAATCAATGCTATTATTCATTCTTATTTTTAAGTTTTATTTTTATAATTACAAAAAAGAAAAAAATTAATTTTTCTTTATATCAAAACCTTAAAATCTCAATTTGGATGCAACTTACTATAAAAAACCTTATATAATGTTATTGCAGCGAGTTCAATATATGCTTGTTTTTTCCCCTTTGATAAACAATCTTTGTGATATTCAAGTTTCCATGTTTTCTCATAAACTTTAATGGCATTTTCAGCTGTTCCATAATAATAATTTACAACATTCTTATTATGTATCAATGATTTTTTGGATGAAAAATTTTCAGTGAATGTATATAAAAACAATTCAAAATCTTCTTCGTTATTATATTTCTCATGAAACATTCTCTCGAAATTATCCTCATCAAATGTAAAAGTCATTTTTTTAACTTTAAAAACTTTTAAAAAAAATTAATAATCATTTTTATATTATTTTACTATTATAATTAAACATTATTATCATTATTATCATTATCATCATCCATATTAGGTGGATTGAAACCAATTTCAATATTGTCATTTATTTTATTTAAAATTGCAGGGTCAATTTCATCATTATCTTCACCGCCTTTTATTAATACTGGTTGTTGTTCAGGAACTTTTAATAAATTAGAGATAAATAATGGACATAATGAAGATATTGATATTGATGATGTAAAAACATAAAAACTAATAATAGTTACAACTATATATATAATTCCAAATAATAATAAATTATTTTTTGAAAATAATGATTTATTATCATTTGGAATTTCATAACCATTATTATCATAAATAATATTATTTTCATTTTCATTCATTGGTTTCTTATAATCGCATAAATATACAAATATAAAAATTGCTAGCGAAATAAACAATGAAATTATATAATATTCCATATAAACTCTAATTTTAATATAGAATGTTAATTATATATAATTATACGCATTAGATATATATAAATATTAAAATAATTAAATAAATAAATATGAAACTTGAATTAAAAAAATTCGATCCATCTACTATAAAAAGCGATTCAGTTGTCGTTTTAATTGGTAAAAGAAATACTGGAAAATCATATTGTATGAAAGATATCTTAAGTTATCATAAAGATTTGCCGGTTGGTGTTGTTATTAGTCCTACAGAAACAGCAAATAATTTTTTTGAAACATTTATACCTAATATGTTAATTTATGAAGAATATGAACCTGTTATTATTAAAAAATTCTTAGATAGACAAATATCAATTAATAAACAAAAAGCCCTTCAAATTAAAAGATATAATTCATCTGATATCGATAATAGAGCTTTTTTAATTTTAGATGATTGTCTATATGATAAGACATGGCCTACTGATAAAAATATCAGAAGTATTTTTATGAACGGACGACATTATAAAATATTTTTTTTAATTACTATGCAATATTGTATGGGTTTACCTCCAGTTCTTAGAGCTAATATTGATTATGTTTTTATTTTTAAAAATAATATTATTAAAGAAAGAGAAAAAATATATAATCATTATGCAGGAGTTTTTAATGATTTTTCAACTTTTTGTGCCGTGATGGATAGTTGCACCGAAAATTATGAATGTGTTGTTATCGATAATAAAATTCAAAGTAATAAATTAGAAGACCAGGTTAAATGGTATAAAGCAAAAGAAGCAGATTTTAAAATGTGTACGCCTGAATTATGGAATTTATGCGCATTAGAAAAAGAAAGAAAAGCAAATACTCTTGTTTATGAAGACGAAGATGATGAAGAACCATATGATCCAAGTGTCTTTGCTAAAAATCATAATAAAAATAAAATGCAAATAAAAGTTAAAAAAACTTTCTAAATAGATTTACATTCAGTTCTTATCGGATTTATTTTTATAACATTATCATTATCTATCAATGATGATAATATTGAACTATCTAATCTATTATTAAATGCATTTTCTGCCGTTTTTTGTTTTGTTATACTTGATATATCAACTGGTGCAGGTAATCCATCATATGCTATTCCCATATTGCCTATTCTTGCACTCTCTTCCAAATCTATTTGACGTTTATTCACAACCATATTTACATCTTCCTTAGGAACACCTACAAATTTACCACCTGCATTAGGTGTTCTTCCTGCTTTTATCATTATCATTTCTCGCGTTCCATCAATCTCAGCATTATAATCAGCCTCTCTATCTGTTTGATTAAATATTGTTTTACTTCCTGCAATTCCATAATTATCAGTTAATGAATTTTGTCTTTGAGTATTTTTAGCCTTTTCATCTTTTATTAAATATCCTCCAAATAAACCATTTAATACTCCTCCTAAAAATCCATATCCAGAACTTCCCGAACTTACTGTCGTCTCCTTAACTGTTTTTCTAGCAACTAACGACGGGTCATATACATATGTACTATAATATGAAGTTTTATTAATATTTCTTACTGTATCTCTACATGGTAATGTTTCCTTTAATGTTGTTCTTGCCCTACTACTATTAACATATCCTGTTTGTTTTCCCTCCATAAATCCACCATTACTTTCATGAATCATCGTCTCTTTTCCTGTCGTTTTTGCAGTATCATATAAAGCTGAGTAAGTTTCATCATATCCACTCAAATTACCATTATTACCTTCATGAATGGTTGTCTCTTTTGTTGTCGTTTTTGCTGCATCATATAAAGCCGAATAAGTTTCATCATATCCACTCAAATTACCATTATTACCTTCATGAATGGTTGTCTCTTTTGTTGTCGTTTTTGCTGCGTCATATAAAGCCGAATATGTCTCATCATATCCACTCAAAGTTCCATTATTACCTTCATGAATGGTTGTTTCCTTAGTTGTAGTTTTTGCGGCGTCATATAAAGCTGAATATGTTTCATCATATCCAGATAAAACGCCATTATTACCTTCATGAATTGTTGTTTCCTTAGTTGTAGTTTTTGCTCCGTCATATAAAGCTGAATAAGTTTCATCATATCCAGTTAAAACGCCATTATTTCCTTCATGAATTGTTGTTTCTTTAGTTGTAGTTTTTGCGGCATCATATAAAGCTGAATAAGTTTCATCATATCCGGTTAAAACGCCATTATTACCTTCATGAATTGTTGTCTCTTTAACAGTTGTTTTCATAACATGTGTAATAGGGTCATATACAGTAGATTTTTCAGGAGATTGAGGGGTTGCATTTCCATTTAATCGAGGATTATCAACAAAATATTCTTTCAAAGTTATTTTTATTGCATCTGTTACGGGTGATATCATTGCTTTAACAACGCTTGAAAAATTAGCAACGGGTGTTTCTTTTTGCGTTAAATTTCTTTCATTATCATAAATAATAATTGTATTTTTTCCATAATCATCTGTTTTATTTTCAACTTGATTTTTTAATGGACCATAATAATTAATATGACTATCAGTTCTTGTTGATGTATCTTTAAGATTTTCTTCGGGTCTTTCTGATTCCTTTTTTAATACTGATTGACCTTTAAACCAATTATCCTCAGTTTGCACAAATGCTTTTTCAGTGCGATTTTTACTCATAGGTGTAATCATTCCACGTTGCTCAGTATTATTTTTAGGTTTCATAGGTAATGTATAAGTTGATGACCTTTGATTTGAAGCAGGTCGCAATTCTTCTTTACTTTTAGGAGTAACATATCTAGCAGTATCAGCTTGTTGAAATCCGCCTGAACCTTCACTTGTGAAACCTTTATTTAAACCAGGACCAACACGAATAGTTTGAATAGGTGATATATTATTTTGAATTTGAGTTAAATTTGTTCTTGATGCTAAAAATTTTGTTTTATCAATAAAATTTTTATTATATTCGGGCATAGAAGGGAAAAAATCATTTCTAGAAATTTCAGTTTTTCGTGTATCTTTAGTATCTGAACTATAACCCATATTTTTACTTAATCCGAATTGTTCCATATTTTGCGTAACTCCTTTTTTTATAAAAGGTTGCATATTTCCATGTTTAAAATCATTAATATTAATATCATTTCCTGATAAACTTTTAATAACACTTGTATTCATATCATCACTATTAATATAATGTGGAATAACACCAGTTTGAAATGGCATTTGCGCTTTTTTATAAAAATCATCACTTAAATTTTGTTCATAAGCTTTTACCTCACTATAAAATTTAGAATTATAAATATTATCCATTGATGGTGTATCATTGTTTCTCATTTCTCTATATCAATAATGCATATTTATTTATTTAGCTAATCAGCATATATAAAACCATTATTTGAACCTTTCATATATTCATCATCACTATCACCATCCTCCATATCAACTTTATATTCTTCTTCTCCTTCATTTTCTTCAAAATTATCCATTTTTTCTTTATTAATTTCAGGTTCTAATTCATTATCTAAAATTTCTTCATTATATTTCAAACCATATTTTTTTAATTCTTTTTCTATTTCCTTATCTTCACGGGTTTTTTTATTCATTCTTGCTAAAATATCAAATTTATTTTTTTCACGAATTTGATTAATAAAATCAATTTGTTCCTCTAAATCTAACATATGACAATTTTTAATATTATTGATAACACTTATTATAATTTCTTTTAATAATTCTTGATATACATCTTTATCCATTTCAATTGATGGTATAAATTTTTTATTTATAAAACTTTCAATTGATGATGGTAAAGTCATAATGCGAATTACAGCAATACGTTTAATACTATAAATATCTCTAATATTATCATCAGTAATTATAGAACTTAATTTATTTAATTCATTAACTGTAGTATTAATAATAGAAATAAAAGGTAATGCGTCATTTTTAAGATATTTATATAAAATTTTAGAAATAATTAATGATATTTGTTTATAATTATCAAAATCATAATTATGAAATAATTGTTTCAATTCTTTATTATTAAAATAATTAATAAATTTTTCTTTATAATTCTCAGTTGTTTTAAATACTGATGATAATAAACTTTTTATTAAATCTTCCGTAAATATTGTGGTATCCTTTAAATCCCTTAAATCCATTAGCCATTTTTTTAAATCGATAGAAATGATATCATATTTAATAGGATTATTAATTTCAATAAATTGTTGTTCTTTATTAATTTCTTTAATTTTTTTAATGAAAAATCTTTTATATCGCGGCATATTAAATACACGTTTTCCGGTTAATTTTTCTTTTGCCTTTTTTAAATCTTGTCTGTCTGTTTTAAAATATAAATCAGCACTAAAATTTTCATCTATTTTTTCTAAACAACAACCTTGCAAATATTTATGAATTTTTACAAATTTTATTGATGGCATATAAATTAATGCATCTATATAAGCTTTTAAAAAATTATCACCTTTATATTCTTTTCTTTTTAATAAATCATATAAAGTATCATAATATTTTCGTCCAATATTAATTTTATCTTTTTTAGCATTTATTTTAGTTATTAATAATAATTCTTTTTCATAATTAGTTGCTATATTTGTCATTATAATTTTTTTATAATCCTCATCCAATGGAACTAAATTCGCATATTCATCTTTATATAAATCTCCATATACTTCTCTAAATATGCAACTTAAATAAATCATAACTCCTTTTTTAGAATTCATATCATAAGGAACGCCATATTCATCCCATAAATGCTCACATTCCGGAAATAAATTTTCTTGATTAAAAAATAAAGTTTCATGAACTATATCTTTTTGAATAGTGATACTCCATAAAGCAATTATATCATATATGACATTTTTAAAATTATTAAAATATTCATTCATTGCATTTATCATTTTATCTTTGGCATTTATCAAAATATATTTTATTGATTTTTTTAAATAAATATTTAATTCATCTTCCTCAATATCAGGAAAATATTTATATATTATTGTTATTTTTGGCTCTATTGTTCTATATTTACCAAATATATATGAAACAATCATATCATAATTTATAGGTAAAGCACTTAATTTTTGCATTCTAAATAAATATGGTAATACCATCTTTAATAATTCTGAAAATCCAACTTCCGCATTATAAAATTGATTATTATAATATTTATTAAATTGTGTCTCATCTAAATTAATTTCTTCCTTCTCATCATCATATTCATAATTATCTTCTTTTTCATTTGATTGACCAATTTTTGCAGGAACTCCTTCATAATGTGTTTCATCTGCTCCAATATGAATTTCATGTTCATCGTCAGCACATGAAAAATTTATTTTATAAATATCGACAAATGAATATTTTAATAATTCAAATCTTAATTCCAATTCATCTAACTGATTTATTATATTTTTCTTATTTAATTTATTAAATAATTCTAATTTTGATATAGCCTCATCCAATATTATATTTTTCCTTAAATCCCTTAAATTAGTAATAACTGAGTCATAATTTTTATCATTTAGATTAGTTACTATTGAAAATAAGTCTCGAGTTATATCTAATTTTTTAACAACTGAACGTTCTTTTTGAAATATTTTTAATTGTTTATTAATAACATCAGTTGATTTTATAGTAATATCAATTAATATTTTAAGTTCTTTAAGAATATTAAAAAAAGTAAATCTAGGATTATTTAATTCAATTGATTTTATTTGAATTGATTTATAAGTTATCTTTTCAATTTTTTCATTTTGATTTAATTTATCCAGATGGTCCTTAATTATTTTAAAATCATCTTGAGATATATTATCCAAATTATAATTATATTTTTGCAATAAATTATTTATACTTGAATAATTATAATTATCTTTATCAATTTTATCAATTGGAATTTTGATTTTATACGATTTTATCAAATCCTCAAAATTCTCATTTTCAGATTTTGTTATTAATATTTCAGATTTAATTGGTTTATACAAATGAGACATTATTTTATCATTCAAATAATCCTCTAAAATTGCTATAGGACTATAAAAATATACACCAATTATTGGTATATTCGTTTCATCGTCCTTAAATACAATAAAATTATTATCTTCTGATAATTCAATTACCGTCTTTTGTTGCGCCTTAAATCGAATTTTATCATTATCGGCGTCATAATTTAAAGGAAACCATAATTTATTTTTAGAGGCTAATGCAAGATTAGCATCATTAATTTTATCATATTTTTTAAGGTCTGATATAAATTCTTCAATATTTAAATCTTCATAATTTCCTCTATTTGCATCAGCAATAACAACAAAATTATTAACATTTGTTTTTTTATTAACAATTTCATAAAATAATTTTAAAAAACATTCTGCTTTAGGTTTAGTTTTAACAAAATTAAATAATTCATTATAAATCTCCTCTCTAGAAAAAGCAATAAAATTTGGATTATTTTTTATTATTTCATCAATACTAACTAATTCAAAATAATCTATTTCAGGTATATCTTCATCTAAATAAATTATATCTGCATTGTCGTTTTCGGACATTTCTATTATTATTTAAAGATATTTAATATTATTATTAAATAATGAAATTTAATTATTTATTATTCATTCTAACCTCATCATATTTATCTTTTTTATCATGTTTTACATTACATATAAATAATCATTATTCAACTATTGCAGGTAAAATTTGTAATTTAAATTCAATTTTAAATGAAGGATTTTATAATAATGATAATATTAATTATTTTTTTAATACATATGATATAAAATTTTATAATAATAACAAAAGTATATTATTAGAATTAAATGATAGAAATAATATTAAATATTTATTAAAAGATAAATATAATTAT